GAAAGGAACAGACGCCCTGGGGCGAGAGGACGCTGGTCGTCGTGGAGGGCGTCGATTCCGTCACGAGGCAGTGGAAGGCCCGCTATCTCTACGGCGGCCTTCTCGCGGAGAACGCCACGCAGGCCGTCGCGCGGGACATCCTGCGCGAGGCGCTGTTCAACCTGGACGTCGCCGGATACGAGGTCGTCATGCACGTGCACGACGAAGTTGTCGCGGAGATCCCCGAGGGCAGGGGCTCCGTCGGGGAAGTCGAGGCCCTCATGTGCCGCCAGCCGTCATGGGCCGATGGGCTGCCCCTGAAAGCCGAGGGCTGGCGAGGAAAACGCTACAGGAAATAAAGGAGGCACCATGATTCCACAAGCCATCATAGACGCGGTCAATTCGCTCCTCGCGCCATACGGCGAGATCTACGTTCCGTCGGCGGGGCGCAGACTGGGGGCCGGCTACATCAGCGTGACATCCGCCGTCCGATACATGGGCATCAGCAGGACGACCTTCTGGAGATACGTCCGCGCGGGACGCCTTCGCACGACGAAGACGCGCCCCTGCCGTGTCAGCGTCGACGACATCGAGGCCCTGCTTCATGCGGACAGCGACGAAGAAGAATCCAAGTGACAACCGGGGGTATATGACATGCTGACCGTTGCGCTGCCGTATCCGCCGACCGTCAACCACTACTACGTGCGTTCGCGCTTCGGCGTCGTCCTGGGGGCGCGTGGCCGCGAGTACCGCGAGGTCGTCCGCGCCGCGCTTCAGGAAAAGGGCGTTCCGGCATTCAGCCGGGAGGCCCTTTCCTTCACACTGGCCGTGTTCCCGCCGGACAAGAGGGTGCGCGACCTGGACAACGTAATCAAGGCCGTCCAGGACGCGGCGACCCATGCGGGCCTCTGGCCGGACGACTTCTCCATCTGCGAGCTGCACGTCATCCGCGGTACGGCGTACCGGCGGATAGGAAAGCGTCGCCACGAGGGCGTTCCCGGCGGCCTCGTCGTCCTCGGAGTGGCCAAGACGGACCCGTCGCTGATAGCATCCGACGCGGACGCAATGCTGCGGTCCGCGACGACTGGCGATTGGCTTCTTTAACGACTTTGCTCCAGGATGATTTAGTCTTGCCTTGAAGGAAACAGGAAATGCTTAAGGTTTTATTGTCAATCAAGCCCGTGTTTGCGGAAAAGATATTTGACGGAACAAAAAAATTTGAGTTCCGCAAGGTTTTAATCTTACGTCCGCACGTCTCCACGGTGATTGTCTATGCGTCCTCCCCCGTGCAGCGTGTTCTCGGAGAATTTACTATTGAATCCATTGTGTCAGGTCCTTTGGATTACGTCTGGGAAAAAACATCAAGGTATTCGGGAATTTCGCATGAATTTTTCCTGTCATATTTTTCCGGACACCGTGTCGCGCACGCAATAAAAATCGGAAATGTGACTAGATACGAAGAGCCCAGGACACTGGAGCATTACATGATGAAACGCGCTCAGCAATCCTTTGTCTATGTTGACGACGAAATAAAAAACAACCCGATCGCCGAGCGTGAAATCGAGAGTCCCACCAAAGTCCCACGAACCTAAACAGGCGTGCGGTGGGAATCGTGCGTGGGAAATTTGACAATAGCAAATGGTGTCATATAGTATTTGGTTGCTACATCGTATGCGATTTTCGGCAGAAAGCTGGATTTTGAACCCCTTCACACGGTAGAGGTCACTGGTTCGAGTCCAGTTGCGCATACCATTTTCCCTTGCCAAGCCTTGAAAATCAACGATTTAGGCGTGTTGCAAGGGCTGTCCCCGACAACCCCCGCGTGCTAGCGAAAAGACCTTTGAACCTGTGGGAATCGGTGGGACTTTTGAACAGGGAAGCGCCGAAAATCCCCCTCGGTGTAGCATTTGAAACCACGTAGTGCCAAACAGTTTCAGCCACACCAGGAGGGAAAAGACATGTCAATCTATCGGCGCGGAGACCACTTCTCCTATGACTTCCAAATCGACGGCGTCCGCTATTCAGGGCGCGTACCGCTCCCCGAGGGGGGCATCCCACGCTGCGCCCCGCCTACCGAGATCCAGGCCAGGCGGGGCATCTGCAGGCAGTGGGAGAAGCGCTTCCGCACGGAGCTCATGGACGAGTCGGACGCGAAGCGCAGCACGGACCGCGAGATCCGCCAGAACAAGACCCTGAGGGCGCTTCTGGACAACTACCGCTACGAGCTGACGGGCGGCCGCCCCGTCCCGATCGCCGACGTGGCGGCCCTCGCGGCCACGAAGCCCTGGGCGCGTGACCAGTCTACGCCGCGCTGCCGTCTCAAGGCCTCCCGCTGGGCGGACTTCGCCGCCTTCATGGCCGCCCGGTTCCCCGCGGCGCGCAACGCCGCCGACATCCAGAAGAGCCACGTGGAGGCCTACTCCGTCGCCCTGTCCGCGTCGGGCAAGTACGTGGCGGAGAAGAACAACCGCCGTGGCGCGAGGCGCTACCGCGCGGAGCCGCACAGGCTTTCCGGCGCGACCGTGCGGAGCATACTGGGCGACCTGCGCGGGCTCTTCGCCAAGGTGATGGAGGACGCCGGCGCGGTGACAAACCCCTTCGACGCCATCGTCGTGCGGCCGACCGAAACCGCGGAGCGGCAGGTGTTCACGCCGGAAGAGCTCGCCCGGATCGGCGAGGGAATCTCAACGGACGAGGAACGGCAGCTCTCCGTCTGCGTCCTCCGCGAAGATGCGGAACGCGCACTGTGGCTGCGCCACGCGGACTTCTGCCGCCCGCTGTTCATCGTGGCGAGCCTCACGGGGCTTTCCGAGGGCGACATCTGCGACCTGAAGTGGTCCGACTTCGATTGGGGCGAAAGCGTCATCCGCCGGCGGCGCAACAAGACCGGCTCCCGCATTCTCGTCCCGATACTCCCGGCCCTCGCCAGCTATCTGGGGACGCTTCCCGCCGGCGGCGAGTACGTCTTCCCCGAGCACCGTTCCGTCTACGACTGCAAGGGCGTCAGCTCCCGTGTCAAGGGCTTTCTCAACGGCCTTGGCATAGAGACGCAGCTTCGCCGCCCGGGCTTCGTCGCCGTCTCCGTCAAGGACCTCCACTCCATGCGCCACGTGTTCTGCTACTACGCCACCCGCGCGGGAATCCCCGCGACGCTCGTGGCCAAGATCGTCGGCCACAAGACGGTCGCCATGACGGAGCACTACGCGGACCACAGCACGGCGGCGGACCTCAGGACGGCCATCGCGAAAATGCCGCTCATCCTGCCCGATGGCGGCGTGACGGACGCCCCCGACGAGGCGGACGCGGAGCGGCGGCGCCTTCTGGACGCCGTCCGGCTCCTTCCGCCAGACAAGGTGCGCAGCATTCTGTCACGCCTTAACGCTTAGTCGGCGCCTTACTGGACGCCTTCTTCAGGCCGCGCGGGGTCTTCGGCCCCGGCGGCCTTTTCCGTTTCGGCCTTCTCGGCCCGCTTGTTCAGCGTCGTGGACAGCCGCAGGCACACGTTGGCGCCGACGGCCCACCAGTTGATTCCCGCCGCGGCAGTCTGGATGGCCGCGCAGGACGACACGGACGCCATGAGCGCCGCGGAGAGAATCGCCATCGCAATCCAGTTTGCCGCAATGGCCAGGATGTCATGGACGGAAAGCTTTCCGTTTTTCATTTCGCACCTCCAAGAAAGTTTGCTACGTATTGCCCAAGAAGCTGCAGGATGTAGACGGTGACGGCGCCCAGGGATCCTGCGGCCCATTTGAATATCGCCACGTCCCGCTTCAGTTCCCCGACTTCCCTTATCAGCCCGGGATGGCCGTTCCCGTGAAGCGCCTTCTTGAGCTCCTTGTATTCGGTCAGCAGCAGCTTCACGTCGGAATGGATCTCCAGGAAAATCCTGTCCTTCTCGTCCTGTGTCATTTTCCGCGCCCTCCCTTTCTCCAGGCGATGAAGCCGCCGATGCGCAGGCCTATGTACGCGCGCAGCGCATGGACGAGCGGGACGCCGTCCCTGCGTATCTTCCAGAGAAACCACCTGTCCGCCTTCCTTCGCGTCCAGCAGGGCGGGTGGCGGCGGTAGAGGAAGTCGTGGCCGCAGGCGGCCTCGAGCACCCTTGTGTCCCCCGGCGGGAACGTCGTGAGCCAAAAGGCCCTCGGAACGCTCGCGCCGTCAAATTCGAAGCCTTCCCGGACATGCAGGTCAGGCGCGCCGACGGCGCTTCCGTCGATGCGGAAATCCTCAAGGGTGCGATAGCAGTCCCCGTTGCTGCGGGGCGGATTGATTGTCTCGATTTTCATTGGTGCATCCCCTCCTGTCAGACCGCCGTGTATACGGCAAGCGGCGCCGCGTACCATTCCACGGCCTTCAGTTCCTCGGCCTCGGCGTCCGCCTCAATCTTTCGGCGCTGGAACGCCTTCTTGAACAGATACTTCGTGATACCCCACGTCCTGCACTGCCATGCGTGCCGAAGCTCGTGTACGATGGTGCCGAACTCGACGGCTTCGCACTCGTCGGGCTTGATGAGCGCAAGGCGCAGGAAAGGCAGGTACACGCCGCAGATGCGGCTGAAGCCGTAAGCAAGCACCGTCGTGCGCGAGAACGCCTCGGCAAGCCACCCGTTGCCATCGATTGCCGCGTACTTCTCGATTTCTTTTCTGTAGTCATGTGTAAAGTCTGTCTTCATTGTCCACCCCTTTGTTAGACAACACGGCTTGAGATCACCTCGAAGCTAGAAATGTTCGCTGAAACCCAATTCGACCCCATGTTGTAGGCCCCAATTACACTTGAGTCTCCAACCGATATGTACTTATATGCCGCCATCCCATATCCGCCTTTCGCGTAGTCCTCTCCGCCGCTTGATGTATGCTCCACAACCCACGCAGAGCCCATCGAGCCAACTGCGACATGGATGTAACGAACCCATTCAGACGCAGACGCGCATGAATAGATTGGGTTCCCGTTGATTGTGTCCCCTGTGTCAAAATATTCAATTGTTTGGATACCGCCGTGGTTGACCTCAACAAGCAAACTTGTTGTTCCAGAACCGCCACTTGAGCCACCTGAAGAACCGCTACCGCTTGACACGACGTAGGAAGACACAGACGTTCCGCTGATCATCATCGGTTCGCCGTAGTCGCCAATCGTATACGCACCGGTGATGCCTGTTGTGTTGTACGCGCCTTGCGTGTAGTTGCTGGCATACGCCTGCGATGTCTCGCCATACCAACTCGACTGTCTGTGCAGGAACTTCGCAGCCGCAGGCGCGCCGTCCGCGACATACACTGGTTCGCCAAGGCGCGTCTCGCCAGTGTCATAGAGGTTGTAGCTTGAGCCTCCGTTCAGCACGAGCGTGTAGGACGGAGTTGCAGTGTGCCAGCGGTTCAGCGTTCCATCAGGCTGAGAGCCGGAGATGTAATTCAGAACCATCGTGTTCCACGAATCACTCCCTCCGCTGGAAGTGCGATACAGGACTGTGTAGCTGTCGGCATTTGGCGTCGTCGGTTCTTCGGACGTTATCACCCAGTACTCGTCCATCCATCCGCCGTCGTGCATCCAGGTGAGGTACGTCTGGCCGTTTGTATAGACGATTGAGTTAGACGTGAAGGCGTCCTCGATGGTGCTGTGGGACCAGTAGGAGCCGTTCGCGGATATGGTTCCGCAGCTCGCCACCGTCCATACGTAGTCATGCGCCGCGCTGGAGACGTATTCGCCCGCCGTCACAGTGGTTGTGCCGCCGCTTGAGACGACTGCCGTCTGCGACGATGGCGTGTTGTATCCGCTCACGTCCGCGTACTGGACCGTGTATGTATCTGCGGACAATCCGCTGGATGTTGTTCCGAACGAGGCGTAGGAACTCCCGCCGTCGATGCTCCAGCCCGCGCCAGCGGGTGCGCTGTCGCTCCCGCCGTAGACCACCGTCAAATCGCCAGTGCTGACGACCACTGGAGCGGCATCGATAGGCCAGTAGCGGAACAACCGCACGCTGGAGCCGAAGAACTTGACACGATAGTAGTTAGTCTCGCCTTCCACGGGTTCCCCCGCGTATGCCATATCAGATGTTCCGGACGAGCCGAACGTGGTCGTGCCGCCGCTCTCCACGGACAGCACCAGTTCGCTCTCGGAGAGGTACCCCGAACCCCACGGCGTGGCGTCGATTGTCAGCGTCGTGCCGCTGGATGCTGTGCAGGAGTAGGCCTTGCCGGGCGCAATTGCAACAGACGTTCCGCTACCTGCGGAATATGGCGACTGCATCGCTCCAGCAAGCACCATGTGGCCGCCGAAGTCTACAGTGAGAGCGTTTGAGCGAGAGAAAGGGTCCCCGTTTCCAAGCGTGAATAAGGCGTTTGGTTCTACGACATTCACTCCTATTGCAAATTGAGAATCACCAGCACTCGCATAGTGTCCAAATGCAAAACCACTGCTCCCGGCACTAGCATGGTCTCCAATTGCAATACCTTGGGCCTTAGCATTGGTATTAACTCCGATGGCTACCCCATTATCAGCTTTTACGCCAGGTCCAATAGCCACGCCTTGCCATGTTGCACTCGCGCCAGACCCGACGGCTATAGCTTGAGTAGTCGCGGAGGTTTTTTCACCAATGGCTATAGCCCCAGCTCCAAACGTGTCGGCCTGAAAGCCGATGGCTATTGTATTACCACCGGCATGGGCACTGTGCCCTATTGCAAAACCCGTATCCCCGGCACTTGTTTTATAGCCAATGGCCAAACCACTGCCATTGGCAACAGCCTCGTATCCAACGGCAACAGATTTAGCTTTCGCGCTAGCATTGTATCCAGCGACAAATGAAAAGTACCCAGCGCTTGTGTTGTATCCAGCGGCAATGGCACTACTTACCACGACGGGACTTGACCCAGAACCAGAGCCAAATGCCATCAGCAGAACTGCACCAATGGTCACGCTGCCGCCCGAACTGACCACCTCTGTGTTCGTTCCCGCAGAGATAATCGTGGAGCCAGAACCGCCGCCTCCTCCCTCCACCGTCAGCGTGCCGCCTGCGCCGCTGTACGTTCCGGTGAGCGACGAGCAGTAGAATATGTCAGACGCGCCGCCGCTGCCAGACGTCACGCTCTGGACGCACCACAGGTCGGTGTTTTCGTATCCGGAAGAATGGTAGATGTTGTGACCGGATCCGTTGTTGATCTCATATACCGCGTTCGACGCGCCTGCAGTTCCTCCGACGAGTACGTATGTCCCGTTCAGGTCCGTGAAAGGCTCGATTGCTCCGGAGACTATGAGATTCGCGTCTCCGTTGAAGCCGATGACAAGCACGCCGCCGCTGTTCGTCAGCTTCGTGTTTCTACCCGCCACCATCGATGTCACCATCGAGCCGCCAGCCGACACCGAAGAGCCGTTGCTTCCGTTCTTGCCGTGGGACACGACAGCTGACGAGATCTGCCCGCCCGAATTGGTCACGTTGATTTGCACGCCGCCTGCCACGGCCGTCAAAGACACCGTGGGCGAGAAGCCGTCATCGCCCTTCGGCCCGCGCAGCGTGGCCATGCGGTCCCGCAGGTAGCAGGCCTGGTAGACCGCGCGGTCGTAGCCCTCCTCGAGGGAGTCGGGCAGGAACGGATTCGCGGCGGGGAAGTACATGGGCTGGTCGAACGTGGGGCGGCAGACGACGCGCACGACGGCGCCCGCCGCGGGCGCCTCGGCGAAGCGGGCGTAAGGGCGCCCCGCGCCGTCCCATCCCGTCTCGTCGATGTCCGTGGAAGGCACGGGAAGGCCGTCAAGCAGGCAGTCGATTCCCGCCGTGAGCCTTCTCCACCGCTCCCGCCGCGCCTCGCCGACGGGACCCTCCGGCCCCGGGAACTGCGTCGTGGAGCCGTCGGCCAGTGTCTCCTGGTAGCTTGCGTAGTTTTCGATCATGTCAATCCTCCTTTAGTTCCTCCCGCGCGTCGGGCAGGACGTCCCAGCCCATCCGCTTCAGGAGCTTCTGCTGTCTCTCGTAGATTTTCACCGCGGGCATTCCGAATGCGGAGCCCACGGCGTCTGCCATCCTGTAGCACGCCCACAGCCAGTCGCCCTTCGCGGCGGAGCCGCCCGCTTCGTAGAGTCCGATGGCGAGGTCCCCCGCGGACGACACAGCGCCGACGTCGAACGGGTCGCCCGCGTATGTCCCGGCGGCCTTTGCCGCCGCGTAGTCGGCGATGTCGCGGACGATGGGGACGCCCGCGAACGGCTGGGACAGGAGCTCCTTCAGGGCCGCCGCGCGCGCCTTGTCGATTTCCTCGTCGTCGTCCTTCCACCAGCCGCCGCGCAGCGTGTAGGCCAGGAGCGCCATGAGGACGGCGGGGGCCGCCATGTTGCAGGCGAGCCCGAGGACCTTCTGCAGGGCGCCCGACTCGCGGTCCGTCAGGTCGTGCAAGGTGAGATTCTGCTGCGCGGCGACGGCGGAGATGAACGGCGTCATGAGCCGCCCGAGCGCGTTCAGCTGGACGGGCAGGGCGTCAAGCGCCCTCGCGCCGCCCTGCGCCCTTGCCACGAACTCCTCCGCGGCGGCCACCGCGTCCGCGCCCTCAAGGCCCTTCTCAAGGGCGTCGTTGTAGGCGCAGGTGAAGTCCATTGTCGCCACGCGCATGTCGAGCCACTTCATCATGAAGTACCCGAGGTCCGCGAAGGCGCCCTGCGCGCGTGCGAGCAGCGACGAGCGGTAGCGCTCCGCCGCGCCGCGGAGATCCACGTCCTTCATGTCGCCGCGGTTCCGCATGAACGCGGAGATCTCCATGGCGTGCCTCGACGCGGACGGGCTGAAGAACGCGGCGATGCCCGCGCCGACGTGCCTCGGCGCGAAGTGGTGGAGCCCCACGGTGAAGCTCGTCAGCTGCGACAGGACGCTCTTGACGTTGGCCATGAGGGCGCCCGCCACCTGGACGTTCTTCGCGGCCAGCTCAAGGCTCCGCAGGGCGTCGGCCTCCGCCACGGCGGGGTTCGCGACCTTCCTGACAAGGGACATCATGGACTCGTATCTCTCGAAGCCCATGACCTCGCCGTAGGCATGGCGTACGCGGTTCGACGTCAGCACGCGCATGAGTTCGCGCGTAAGCATCCTGTGCGTGGCGTAGTGCGCCGATTCCTGGACATGGCGCGTGAGATTGGAATAGGACAGCTTCACGGGCGGCGTGGCGGCGTAGCGGTCCAGCCGCGCGTGCGTGCCCGCCGCGTCCTGGTACACGGGGCTTGCCGTGAAGCCCTGGGAGACGTCCTTCGCGCCCTTGCTGTACATGTACCGTATGGGCGCGTATCCGCCCCGCATGTGGACGGCCGTCCCGTCGGCGAGGTGGACGTCGAACGGGGTTGCGGGAAGCGTCTCGAGGTCAAAATGGTTCTCCTTCCTGAACTCAATTTTTACGGCTTCCGTCAATTCGCCTTCGCCCAGCGTCTCCCAGATGTCGTTGATCCGCCGCAGGGCCGGCGACGGCAGGACGGCGGCGATGGCCTCCAGGCGCGGGTCAAGCACGCTGTCGTCCGCGTTCGCGGACTCCTCGGGCGTGCGCCATCCGAAGCCGTCCATGAGGCGCTGTCTTCCGGATTCCGTTCCCATGTAAAGCACGGCCATGACGACCATCTCGGGCGTCCAGCCCTTGGGCCCCATGGAGTCGCTTCGGAACTCGGGGAGGCCCGAAAGGTCTATGCCCCGCGTGAGGTCGTAGATGTCGTTCAGCGCGGCGGCAAGCGGCCTGTTCGCCTTGTCGAGCAGTTCCATCTCGTCGTGCGCTGCGCGTGACAGGCGGCGGTAGTATTCGGCGAGCGTGGCGCCAGCCTCCTCCATGTCGCGGTAGAGTTTTCGGCCGATGGCGAGGAAGTTCAGCGCGGCGTGGGCAATGGCGCCTTTCGCGTCGTGCTGGTCTGGCGTCCGCAGGGCATGGCTGTGCGGGCGCTCCGCCGTGTCTGCGAGAACGCCCTGGATTCCCGCCTCGACCTTCGCGGCGAAGGCCTCCTTGCTTTCGGAGACGAGCTCGCGGCCCGCGCCTTCCAGCCACCGCGAGAAGTCGTCGAGCTGCCGGAAGTCGTCCACCGTGAGACTGCGGTACTTCCGCAGGTCGGACGAGTAGACCGCCTCCGCGAAGGACAGCATCTGGATTCCCAGGGCGCGCCCATCTTCCGAAGACGCCTCCTCCGCGATCAGTGTGCGGACGGCCTGCCGTGCCGCGGCGCCCGTGCCGGGGTCCGATTCCGTCAGGCCGAAGCAGTAGGCGAGTTCGCGCAGGGCGTCGTGGAACAGGCCGTCGATGGTTCCCTTCTTCGCGCGGGCGGCCTTCTTGATCCGGTCCGCGGCCTTCTCCGCCCGCTCGCGCATGGCCGCCGTCTGCCGCAGCGTCTCAAGCTGTATGCGGATTTCGCCGAGGGAGGCGAGGGCTCCGCGGAAATCGGGGGACTTCCTGCCGAGGGCGCGGACGAGGGCGTTCACGGCACGCTGGGCCGCGTGAAGCGTCCTGTGGCTGCCAGAGAGTTCGCCGACGGTCATGCGGCCCACGCGCCGCGCCGCCTCTGCGCGGAAGAATGCAACCTGCCGGGGCTTGCCACCTGTTCGTTCGCGCAGGGCCGTCTCAAGACGGTCCATCGCCTGGACCATCGCGTCGTTGGCGAAGGCCTTTTCATCCAGGAGATAGCCGTGTTCGCCAAGCCATTCCCGCGTGCGGTTGTTTATGATTCCATGGATGTACGAGGAGCGTGTCCCCGCCTTCGCCGCGGCGTCCAGCATGTCCTCGATGGAAGCGAAGCCCGTCGATTCCGCGATGGCGGCCAGTTCGTCGATGCCCGCTTTGCCGCCGGCCTTCACCAGGTCGTGGCGGGCGAGGGCGCCGCGGATGCCGTCGGGATGGCTCTTGCTCTTTCTCGGGATGAAGGCGTCCGCAAGTTCCTTTGAAATGCCGCCGAGGGCCTTTATCTCCCTTATCGCACGGAATATGGGCACCGCGTCAGCAAGGGTTTCCGCCTGGCGTTCCCATCCGGAACGCTCCCGCGCAAGGAGTTCCCGAAGCCGTTTCTCCTGCTCGCGGACAGTCTGCTCCTCGGCCCCCGCGACAAGGCGGAGGATCTCCGCGGCCTCGCTGCCGAGCCAGCCCTTGGCCGCCTGCTCGCGCAGGTACGAGAGGACCGCCTTGTAGTCCGCGCCGATTTCGGCAGCGTCCTCGGCGGACACCATGGTGGCAAGGAGCGTCTCCACGTCCGGCGGAAGCGACACGAGGCGGCCCCGCAGAAGACGGTACGTCCTGCGGAGACCCGCCTTCAGGGTGGAGAAGGCCTTCGCCGTCTCCGCGTCGGGCGCCTTTCCGTTGATGATGTACCGTGCGAACGCCTCGGCGAATTTCTCCCGCTTGAAGTCCTCGTACTCCTGTGGGCTTGCGCCGCCGTTGTACGGCTGCTTCCGTATCCACGCGTCGATGGCGTCGAGGTCCGCCTCGAGGATTCCCATGGGGTCCGTCCCGCCGCCCGCGCGCTGCCTGGACACGAGGTCGTTCACCATCGCGTAGAGCCAGACGGCCGAGTCGTGGACGACATCCGCGTCCGTCGCTCCTTCCAGAAGTTTTACGACCGCCTGCTGGCCGCCCGCGAACGTGCCGTCGGCCGGCAGAAGTATCTCGCTGCGCCGCTGCGGAACCAAAGGCAGACTATTTTTGACTTCGGGATTTGCATTTTCGCCAGTGCCCTGTAGATTAACGGCATCAGAATTTTGGAGGTACTGTTGAAAGTCCTTCGGTGTTCTGATGCCAGAGCCCTCCATGTTCAAGGTCGTAATTGAGGACATTACCTCTTCCTTGAAATCTAACTGGAGGGCTTTCTTTTTGTCCAAGTACAGCAGATTGCCGCGCTTTATCAGTTGAAAATAAAGGTCTTCACCTTTGACGGTTCTTGAATATGCACTGGCCATGTAGCCGCCTCTGCCTTTTTTCTTAGGCACGAAATAGACCATCACGGGCGCCATTCTCTCATTCTTGTCGTTCACGAGGTTCTCCGTAACGACAACATAAGTGCCGTGTTCAAACCCTTTGAACACCATGACAGGCTCGGAGTACCCTTGTGGCAGAAGCGCGAAGTCCTTTGCTTCGAAGCTATGATCTTTCTTCAATTTTCGAATTACAAACGTACGTGTGCTTATGCCTCCGTCCGTCATTCCAAGCCAAGACAGAATCGGCGGCGTTTCCGACAAGTCAATCACTGAACTATTTTTCAGAACTTTGCCCGCGTTTTTGCCTTGTCTGATAGCATCGTTAAACGTGTCCTCTAGCTTCTGCGGGTCATACCTGAAAACTCCGTCTTTCAGTGCGTACCTCACGTGCTCGTCAATGCGCATGTTGTCGTCCCTGAAGGAGACGTAGTTCCAGCCCTTGCTTCCGTCGCCCTGTCCATGTGACGCGGCGGGGTAGCGGATGCCGTCCATGTCGCATTCCCTGGCCAGGAACTCCGAAGCCGCCCGGTCCGATCCAAGATACGAGGAGACGTTCCCGTACAAATCACTTCCGGTCATGCTGGAGTCCCGCATGACGTCGAGCTCCTTCCTGAGCTTCTCGGCGGCGCCACCAGCGTAGCCGCTCTCATCATCGGAGGTCAGACGTTCATACAGGGCGGAGAGGACCCTTTCCTTCACGTCGCGCGGAACCTCCCCGTTCCAGTCAAGCAGGTTTGCCTCGCCCTTGTTCACGCGGTTGGTGAACCAGGTCTGGCGGTAGAGGTGGCGGTCGCTCACGCTGAACTCGCCCGCGTGCCGCTCAAGCCACTCCGCCTTCTCCAGGGCGGATTCGTCTCCGTCAGCCGCTCTCTCACGGTAGAGGCCGACGACATCCCCAAGGACCGAATCCGTGTCCTTGGACCCGGCCGACTCGTACGCCCGCACGGCGACCTCGTGGAGAATGTCCTGAATGGCGTCGTCGTCAATGCCGTCTTCAAAGCCAAGCAGGTCGGGGCGCTCCACTTCGCCGTTGGCGTTCATGACCTGCCCCTGGAACCTGGCCACAGGATCGCCGGGGGTCGCGTATGACCGCGCGACGCCCTCGTTCGTCGATGCGTACAGCCCCCATCCGAAGGCCTGGTTCCCCTCGCCTGTGCCGATGTATTGGAGACTCGGCGTGTCATAGTCAGCGCTAGAACCCGTGTACAAGTTCCCGATGGCATATCGGGTATCATTATTCTGGCGTGAGAACTCGCCGTTGTTGTCCGTCGCCGACTTGATCTGGTTCGGGGTTGAAAAGGTCACGTACTCCGTGCCATACTTGCCTTCTACCACTGCCCCGTCGTATCCGTTCTTTTCAATGCTTTCATCAATCAACCGTTGGTATTCGGCGTAGAAATCCTCCGGTCGTTCTTCCGTGAGGTTTTCAGCTTCTTTCGCCAGCCGCAAGAGTTCTTCCTTGCCCATCGGATTTCTAATGTCGAGGAACACGGCCTTTGTTGTCCCATTGGCGTTTCCGCGCATGTACCCTTCTGCGTCAGCAATATTTGACGAAAAATAGAATCCTCTTCCCCAAACGCCTACCCCGCCGTTTGCCTTGTCCGTATGCGTGCCGATAAGACGCTCGTCGAACGTCCAGAAATCTTTTTCGCTCCCATGGTACACCACCATCGGCTCGCCGTTCTCGTCAACGACTTTGGAGACGTTTTTTTCGTTTGCATTTATGAAGATTTGAAGTATACTTTTATACAAAGCAATGCCTCTGTGTGGCTTGAGCTCATTTTCTGAGAAATTCGGCAGCAGCTTGATGGCATTGCTTTTTTTTATCTTGTTTTCGGGCAAGACTTCATGTACATAAAGCCTATTGGTATTAACATCTTGTCTGGACCTGCAAATTACATAGTTCAAAACACCATCATACATTATAGAATAGGCAAAATAGTGGTTGAGAATCGGATCTCCATTAAAATCCGGTAACGCGCCTAGATACACTGCTTTTTCAAAATCTTGCATCAAGGTTATAAGAACATCTAATTTCTTTTTTCCATACCCGTGACCAAGAGTATCTCTTGCGCTTTGTTCATCAATGGTTACTTCGCCTATTTCTTTTGTATAGGTTCGCTTTTTCCCTTCATACAACTTGACTATAGTTTGCAACGCAGACAATCCTTCCTTCTTTACGAAAGTCCCGCCTTTTACAATAACTGGCGAAACGCTCTTCAACACTAGCTTTCTCGCCAATGCCTCCCATTCACCGAACCATTTCTTGAAGAATGGCGTGCGGACCATCACCCACTGCTGTTCCGTTAGGTTCGTGGGCTTGCCGTTCGGGGCCTTCATCCAGCCGTCAGTTTTGCTTCCGTCTGGATTCGTGTACCGCGCCACGACGGCGTCGTACTGCCCCTGCGCCTCGGGAGTCAGATTTGCATAGGGGTCCTTCGAAAGACGTCCATCCGACCTACTTGAATCGCCAGGATTCTGCGATATATTCTTCCTCATGAAACTGGAAATCGTCCTACCCGCTGAAGTGCCAGTTGGGGACAGTTGTAGTACTGGGGACGTTTCCAGTTTTATCTTTTCATACTGACTCTGTGTTATTTCAAAGACAGAGCGTATGTGGTTTGCTTTCGCTTTTGCCTTTGGCTGGATTTCAAGCCTGTAGGTCTTCCCCGTTTCCACGTCGCGCCCGACGAAGGACAAGTTCCCCCGCAGATCCTTGACTTTTTCCGGATAGGTGAGCACCAGTTCTACGGCAGCGCGTGTTTCTTCTGGCGAATTGAAATACGGGGATTTCCCGTCCGGGCTCCAGTGCCTCGCGTACAGAAACTCATAGTCGGCGTACAGGCGGTCGCCTTTTAACCCCGCCCATTTCATGAAGCCCTTGGCGTGCGGGACGTTGCTGTCACGCAGGGCCTTTCCGCTTTCCGCATTGTTCGGGGCGTTTTCCGGACGCAGCGGGGAAAGCCTTGTCTCTCCGCCGTCGAACGTCGTCCCGTTCCGCTGGGCGTACTGCGCGAGCAGGCGCGCCACGGGCGAGAGGACGTTCCTCTCGTAGTCGTCGAACAGCCGCTGGAGCTGCTCGTGCGCCTCGGAGCGGGTATCCTCGCCGATGGACGCGAAGCCGTTCCGGATGGCCTCGAACACGCGCACGACGGCGTCCCACACCTTGCGAAGGAAGGACTCGCCGTCCCCCTGCCTGGCCCTTTCGAGCTCCTCGGCCACCTTCTGCAGCAGGGATGAATCCTGGAGCATGTAGCCGAGCAGTTCGCAGAAGTGCTCCTCGGTCATGTACTCGTCGCCCGACTTCGCGTTTGGATTGACGCCCTTGTACGCCTTCGCAAGCTGCTCCATGACGAGCTTCGCCTGCGCCGTGCCGTGCGCGGACATGATGCCGTATATCGACTTGGCAAGTGCCTTGTCGTTCTGCCAGATGCTGTGGCCCAGCTCATGTCCGAAGACGCCGAAGAGCTGTCCGTTCGCCGTGGAGATCCGTATGGAGCCCTTGCTGTGCTCGCCGCGCGCCTCCGTCCCGTCCGGCGCGAGAAGCCGCTGGACGAACGAAACGTCCTTCACGCCAAGCAGCTTCGCGACCGCCTGGACGGCGGCGCGCGCCTCGGGCGTGTCCGTGAGGAGATAGGGGCCGACGGGGGCGAGGTCCTTTGGATTCAGGAGAATGGACGGGTCCTTTTCGGCGACCAGGCGGATCGTGTCAAGGTACCCCTTGCCCGAGTTCGCCGACGCGCGTTCCAGATAGTACGCCATGGAACCGAGTACGTAGCCCGTCGCATCGGGGTTGATACGCAGCGACGGGTTCTGCCCGATGGCAGCGCGGACAAGCGCCGAGGCCTCATTCACAAGCTCCGTCTTCGCGCCGTACCGTTCCACGAGCTCGCGGTCGGCCTCGACGCCTGGCGTTTTCTCGCCTTTCTCGAGGGCGATGGTCGGATCCGTGAGATTCAACGTGACACGGCGCACCTGGTCGGCGAACTTCGCGTAGGAGTCCGTCCCCATCATCGCGACGAGCCGCGCATTGGAGTAGGCCACGGTCTTCCCGTCCCGTTCCGCCTCGGCGACAGAGTCCTCCGTGATGCCAAGGACGCCGGCAGCCTCAGGATTGGAGGCCAACAGGGCGCGGGCCTCGTCCGCGGGAAGTTCAAGCTGCAGGGACGCCAGTGGCGAGCCAGATTCGGTGATGACAGCCTCCGCTGCGGCCACGCTTGTCTTAAGGGCAACCGTCTGCCTTATGGCGTCGGCGACCGCGTTCTGCCGTGCGACCAGCGAGTACGAGGGCCCCGGCGTGTGGTGGACGGCACCGAGGACAGCGCCTGCGAAGCTCATGAACGCCTGCTGGCCGAGTATGACCGCGCCCGTCTGAAGGGCCTCCTCTCCGCCCATGAAGAAACTGGTCTCGCCAAGGTCCAGGGCAGGGGATTTCCAAAGGCGCCCCAGGGCGGACACGCCGCCCTGCAGAATCTGCCCGATGTATTCCTCCGCAAACTCGTTCTGAAAACCGTTGACGCCTGTCTTGCGAAGGAACTTCAGCGTCAGGTCGTAGCCGTTCGGCGTGGCATCGATGGCGCGCCTGAGAAGCCCCAGCTGCGCCTTCTTCGAGAGCCATGCGGCGGGGTTTATGTCGGGAAGCAGGTCGCCGAGATTCTCGGTGGCGACCTCGATGAAATCGCGAACGGTCGCCCTGGTGAATCTGTCCAGAAACGTGGAAAGAACCTCCGGCGGGATTTCCACGACCTCGCCCGTATCCGCCCGGTAGGACAGCGCGGGAAGATTCTCGCTGTCGTCATTCGCCTCGGCGATATGCGACATGACGTAGAGCGGATTCGCCTGCCGGACAGCGGCGTTTCCGAGCGCATAAAGAGAGGCCTTGCCTAAGGCCCAGGCACCCGACTTTGTGAACAGTGCCTTTGCCGACGTGATGCTGAGGCCCTTGATGCCCGCGGACGCAAGGATTTCCTCGGAAGACGACACGCCGCCCGTTGCCAGCATCTCCAGGGAAAAGCGAATGGATGACATTATTCCGTTCAGGATGTACTCGGACCAGGCTGCACCTACGGCAGTGTCAGCCTGCGTGGCCGCGTGCTCCACCAGCCGTAGACGGTCTTCCGGAGTGGCCTCGTGCTCCAGCAGCTTCCCTGATTCCCTGGCCCGCTCAAGGCCTTTTCGGTACTCCGCGGCAAGGCGCAGCAAATCCCCTATTGTCCGGACGGACTGGCCCGTAACGGCCGACTGGAAGCCCGCCTCCTCGGACTCACGTATCAGTTGCCCCGCAAAATCGCCAAGACCCTCCATGTCACCAAAGTGGAAGAAATTGACCAGATTCTTGGCATCTAATCGGCACGTCTTCCCGAAAAGCCTCGCTGGGATGTCTTCCGTCCGGATGCCCGTGTCGTCCTGCAGGCGGGAGAGGAGCGCCTTTGCGGCGATTTCATCGTCCTCCGCCTTATCCAACCAGCCGGGATACTTCTGGCCAGCGTATCCGACAAGGGCGCTGAGACGGCCCGAAAAATCAAACAGACGCCTTTCGAATACATACTGCGCGGCGGGGTCTTCGGAAAGGCCTCCGTGAATCTCGCGGACAGTCTTCGCCGCATGGCCGCCGAAACCAAACGTCGTTCGGTCGGAAAGCTCCGCAAGCAAGGCACCGAATGCTCTTTCCGCCTTTCGTGAAGCCATCATAAAACCTTTTTCAAGGCCCTCGTTCCGTTCGGCCAGACGCTCTGCCGTATCCTCCGCCACGCGCCTAGCGAGCTCGACCCGCATTCCGTCTTGTTTTTCGCTCATATCGCGGAGGTCGTTTACATTATATATGCGGGTATTTGGGCGAACCATTCGCGCGCGGATGCCTTCTCGCAGCTGCCAGTCGCTCATGCCTGCATAGGGACTTCCGAGGGCCTTTGCGACATCGGGGGCCTTCGGGTCGTGGCCGAGCACACGCACGGCGGCAGGGCTTTCGGCGCCAAGCTCCACGGAGTCCACGTCATCCATGGAGCCTGACAGTCTGTCCAGCTTGACGACCGCGTTGTCAAGGGCTTGCACGACTTCCAGAGGAAGGCCGCGGTCCTCCGCGTCCGTATAGGCGGAAGCCGCGTTCGCGCCGTTTCCGTTGGAGTAGGCAGCGGTATTCGCGTCAGCCAGAAAGTGTGTCATGGATCCGTCTATTTCCATCAGTCCGTCCTCGTGCGGTTATTAAAATCCTTGAGATATTGTTCTACCAGGTCCTTCTCGGAATCGGAGATGATACTCTCCTTGATGGCGTAGTTTGCACGCCCGATATATGTTCTCTTCTGCCTGTCACGCTCCTCGTCGCCGGTTTCCTTAAACTCATGGGATTTCAGTGCGACGCCCTCCCGTATGAAACTGTCCAGGGTGAACCCTGACGTGTCCTTCCCCTTCGAAAGCAGCTTGACGAATTTCTCCAGGAACTCTCCTCTGGACTTTCCGCCCTGTGCCAGAGACTGCGCGAGATAGCTGTTGGCGAAGTCGCGGTAGCGCGCCTTGTCGGCCTGCGAAAGATTCTTCGCCTGCGGAAGACCCGTAATCTGTGCCTGCCAAATGAAATCGTACAGCCAGCGGGACATTTCCGGATCGCCCGCAAGGGCGGAAAGCTGTACGTCCTTCGTCTGCTTGAGGCGCCCTGTCTGGTTGTCAACGGGTATTTTATAGAGCGCGGCGCGCAGGGCGTAGCACGCCATGTCGAGGGTCTCGCCAGAAGGCGCCGAGTACATGGCCTTCAACTTGAGGAGAAGGTCCTTGTCCCTGAGCCCCATCGCCTGCGCCGTGGCAAGCGCGGAATCCACGGTCCTGAAGTCCAACTGTATTTTCGCGTCGGAGCCCGCTCCAAGCGGAACTTCGACGGGGCTCGGCGCATGACGCCCCGGTATGGCCATGGCCACGATGCCGTTGAACAGGCGCTCCTGCGCCAGCTTTGCCTCGGGCCTTGCGGACAGGTTCCTTACCGCCTCCGCCTCCTGCCTCGTCCGCGTGGCGAGAATGGATTCCAAGGCACGGTATTCCTTCGAGTCGCTGGGAAACTGCAGCATGGCGGCTCGGACGCCGTCCGACGTCGCCATGTTCGGAAACGCATCGGATAGGGCTTTCGACCGTGCGATCTCCATGCCTTCCTCCAGAAGGGCGACCCTCGTCTCGAACGCCTTCAGCTTCGCGGCGGACTCGATGTCGCCGCCTGCCGCCAAGTCCTTCAGGGCAAGACGCTTTTTGGCAATAGCCTCGAGGGCTTCGGGGGACAGGTACATGCCCTTGAATCGCGAGAAGTATGCGTCTGTCTCCTGGAGACTACCAAGAAAGCCAACGGCCTCGGCGTCCCCCGCCATTTTGGCAAGCGGCTCCCGCGTCTTGTCCCGAAGGTCCTTCAGGACGGCGGGATTCACGTTTCTATCGGATTCCATTTCGACGAGAAGATTCTTCGCGAGAACGAAATCCCCTTTGTTCATCGCGTCTACGATGACGCCAGCACGCACCGTGTCGCGGAAGGAGGACATGCGGGCCGCGCTATAGTCCACGCGCCCGGCAAGAATTTCGCGCGCCTTTCCCGCGTCCGTCCTGGATATGACGTTCGGGCGGCCTTCGGAAACCGCCTTTCCATGCTCCTCGTCGTCCAGGATGTCCAGGCGCGCGGCACCTGCCCGGACAAAGCCCTTGCCCTGGTCGTCGTCGAAATCCGCCAGCGCGCGGGCGTCGCAGTACCATCCCTCGGTCCGCCCGAGGTCCGCCATGGCCGCGTCCATCTCCGCGAGATTCGCGGCAGTCGGGTCCGCACGGTACAGGTCGCTCTTCGTCTGGACGTTCGCCCTTGCGGCGGCCACGGCAGTGTTCTGGTCCGTTTTCCTGCGGATGCCGTCGACCAGCGTGTCGTTGGCCAGCAGGACGGGATCGATGTTCCGCGAGAACTGGTGGCGTGTCGCGAAGCCGTAGGAACGCTTCGCCTCGTCCACGATTTCCGCGCGGCGGCCCTTCCATGCCGAAAGCTGTTCGGGGGACATGTTCCCCTGGGCGTCCAGAAAGCCGGGAAGCTCCTGCCGGAGCCTCTGGCCGATGTTCGCGGCGGCAAGGCGGGCGTTCTGCTCCCAGATTCCAGCCACCGTGTCGGCGACGCGGAGGCCCGCGCCGACGATGCCGAAGACATCCTTGGCGACGCCGATTCGCGCATTCGCGCCTGCGGAAAACGACGCGGCGTCCATCTGCTGGACGGGGACGAACGCGGGGCCTTCCACGCGTACTCTTGATTCCTGCGGACGTAGATTCATGCTCCGGCCTCCTTCGGGAATAGGCGGCTGCCGATGGACAGGCCCGATGCGAAGCCGCCGAGGCCAGACGAGATGCCACCAAGCGATGCGTTGAGGCCGGGATTGATGCTGTGCTTCTGGTAGCCGTAGCCCGTGGCCTGCGTGGAATAGTTGTAGGCCTGCATCTTGCGCTGGTAGACCTTCTGGGACGTGTTGTAGTCCAGCTTCCGGCTGTCAAGGTCGTAGGTGTCGGCAATGTCGGAAAGGAACTGCGCGGGCGTCCCGCTTGCCAGCGAGAGGCCCGAGGCCGCGTACTGGACGCGGGCGTTGCCTGTTTCCTGGAGTGCGCGTCTGGAAAGGTCGAGGTGCTCCCATTCGGCCATGCGCTGCTCCGCGCCCGCCGCTTCCTGCGCAGCCTTCGCATTTGCGTTCGCCACGTCCTCCTGGTAGGCGGCCATGTTCTTCTGCGTCCTCGACGACTGGTACTGCATGTAGCCTGCCGTTCCCGCCGACACCGCGCCGACGGCCAGCGCCGTGTTTATCGCCGCTGCGGAAATTCCCGCGATCGAAGTCGTAACAATGCACATGCCTCATCCCTCCAAAGTGATTTTCCAAAATTCGAAGCCCCTGTCCTTGAACGGGACGGGGTCTATGTGGAATCCTATCATGGCCAGCCACTTAAGCGCCTGCCTGTCGGTGGACGGCACGGCGTTGGCCCATGATGGCCAAATACTGAGAAAGATACCCGCGGCCCTGCGGCCGCCTTCCACCATCAGCCTCGGATGGCGGCGGCAGGCTTCCGTTCCAAGAGCCCACGCCATTCCGCTGCCGCCAAGCCTCGGCAGGACACCGCCGAAGACCATGGCGTACTCCCCGTCCAGTTTCAGCGCCATGCAGAAGTCGCTGTCCCGCACGCTTCTTTCGAGCCCCTCCCTTGGCGAAAGCCCCTCGATGGCGCAGCATCGGACGTCTTCCGCCCGCATGGCGGAGGCAACCGCGCCGACGGCCTCGGCGTCCACCGGGACGAAGGCCACCTTCATCCGATGTTCACCTTCGCCTGGACGCAGAGGACCGTGCAGGGCGTCGGCTCGTCGTGCGCGATTACAACGGATGCGCGGTCCCTGAACCGCCCCGCCAGGGGCAGTGCGAGACGCCCCGTGAAGAGACTCAGCGGCGAGCCGTAGCGTGGCTGGTAGGGGAATTTGACCTCCTCGAGACGGGATGCGTCAGGCCCTGCCTTGAGGCCCTGCGCGGTTTCCCTGACGGCCAGAACGATTTCCGCCACGCTCCGCTTGTCGGAAAGGACAGCGGCGCCGCCTTCCGCCTGTATCTCGGGGTCAACGGTTTCCACAAGAAATTGATACGGGATTCCGACGAGGATGTCGCTGCCCGAAGCGGGAAGCGAGACCACGCCCGACGAATCCGCGGAAAGGCCCGCGTGGAACACACCGTCGATGCGGGCCATGATGCCGTCCGCTCCTGCAAGATGCGGGAGCGTGACGGACTGGACGGGCGTGTCCGAATGGACAAGGGCGGACCTGTCCAGGAAATTGCATTCTTCGGCCTCAAGGGAAAAATCATACAGCGCCAGCCGTTCCAGGCGGTAGTTATGTGATGCCCCTTCAGGCCTGTCAACGAGAAAATATGTCCTGTCCCTTCCGTTCTCATGAACGGTGCAGCAGCTGCGGAACACGGCGCCCGCGCTCTCGTGGCGCGCCCATGCGTAGACTTCCTGCTCCTTGAGGTAGGTGAACGATAGCAGCGAGCCGTCGTCGAGGGCCAGCCAGACGCAGCTGTTGGGGTCCTGCTGGAACGTCCAGTCGACGCAGGGGGACGATATGATGTCGTCGGCCAGAATTGTCATTTCCTCGCCGACGTAGGAATCCTCCGTGTAGCGGTAGGCGAGGTCACGTATGCGGAGGCCCGACTGCAGCAGGAAGAGGGCGTGCGACCCGATGGTGATCGGGGGAAGCTCCCCGCAGCCCCAGTAGGACTGCGGCTTGACGCTGATGGCCGTGGGGCTTACCGCGCCCGAACTGTCGCCCGAGTTCATCAGGTATTCCGCGCCCGATGTCATGACTAGGCCGTCCTTCAGATGAAGCACATGGCGTATGGGATTCATCCTGCGGCTGTCAAGCGTCGCCTCGATGGCGTCCGAGGAAATCAGCGGATTGTGCGTGCCGAAGGAATTGAATGCGCCTGATTCGCTCATCCAGAGCGTCTGCGGGCGATCCTCCGTGCCTGCGAGTACAAGCCTCTGCTGGAAGATGGCGCAGGCCGACGGATTCGTCCCGACGGGATTCTCGATGGTGCTGTCCTCCGATCCGAACGGATCGTCGTCGCTCTTGACGCCCTGCGTGTAGTCGGGAGAGATGTAGTCGTCCTGGAACTCGCGCCACACGTCGCCGTTGTCCGCCGTGACGCCCGGCTCGTCCACGGAGCCTATGTATCCGAAATACCCGCAGACATCCTTGTATACGTAGTATCGTATAATACGGTCCGGCTGGATGACAGTCGCCACGGCGGCCTCGACGGACAGCGCGTCGCCCTCGGCGGGGAACTCGATGTCCTGCGTTGCGCCTCGCGTAAGTATCCGCGTGGTGTCCTGCGGCTTGTCCGCATCCGTGTAGTAGTTGTAGAAATAGTAGCTGCCGCTCTTGTAGGAGGAGAGATGGTCCGCCAGAAACGAGGGGAAATATCCAACCGAAGTCTTGCCGCCCTCGCCGTGCACGCCATCCACGTCCTTGGTCGAATGCACGGAAGGTTCGTAGGGGTGGTCCGCATCGGTCCACACCCAGAAATGGCCGATCGTGTAGGAATCGGAGAAGACCTTCGATATGGTAAGTGCCTCGCCGTCCCTTTCGGGTGTGGCATAGGCCTTTGCGGCGTCGCCGCTTGTACCTGGCGTATTCGTCGCCGTATAGACACTCGCGCCGTTGTAAATCCACTCGTAGCCGCCAAGATCCTGGACGGCGCCCTTGTAGGCATAGGTGACTCCGTCAATGGTAATGCTCTTGTTGCCTGCCGACTTCGACAGCATCGTAAACCGGCGGAGCCTGTTCGTTCCCGGTCCCTGGAACTCGTCCTCGGCGACACCCGCCCACACGCTGTTGAGGGCCGTTTCGCCGAAACCCGCCATGAGCAGGTTCCCGACAGGCGGAAGCCACCGCACGGCGATCTTCGCGCCCGACGGCCAGGTGCTTCCAACGGTGACGACGGCGGCCCGCATCGGCTGCGACTCCGAGCCATCGTCAAGGACCACGCTTACCGCGTAGGCGAGGGTTGCCAGGCTGGACGACGCCCCGTTGCGCGTGTACATGCCCGTGCTGCTGTCGGCGGGGCCGAGAAGGGCGCCATGCGCCCCCAGCTCGTAGATGCCCACGAGACTGCGGAAGTGGCTGCCGCTGGCATTGGCCAAGGACAGCGAGCGGACCTGCATCCTGTTGGCGTTGTAGAACGTCATGACTTCGAACGACCAGTGGGCCGCGCCGTTCACGGACGTCCTCATCAGCTTTCGCACGGCGTACTTCCGGTGGGTGAGGAACAGCACGTCCGCGCTCTGGACGAATTTCAATTCCGGAAGGTCGCCGAGGGCGTATGGCGATTCGATGCCTTCCGACGGCACGCCATCGATGACACCCTCCGTGTAGACGTACAGCCTGTGGTCGGTGAACACCAAAACGCTCGATTCCTCCGTGCTGTACTGGAACGGGACAAGAAGCCCGTCTCCGGACAGGACGGCGACATGCTCGAGGCCCGGGCGCTTGGACACGCCGCCCTGCGGCCTCACGATGCCGTTTACCAGATCCGTGCACGCAGACGCGTACTTCTGCAGGTCGGTTCGCATGGATACGCCAACGGAGATTATTCCCGTGGTGAAGCTGTTCTGGGTCTTTCGTATAATCACAGCCTTGCTTCCAGATAGGGGTTTTCGGGCAGGTCCTCATAGAACTGGCCCGACGACTTGGCGGACGCCTGGCGGACAATCGCCTCGTACTCGTTGCGGTAGGCAGTCATCAGATCCGACTTCCCGCCGACGGGCATGGCGAGCTCCGCGGCGAGACGGACGACAAGCGCCTCCGTGAAGCGCGCGTCGTACTGCCCCGCGTCCTCGACGTCCGCGATGTATTCAAGGACGGCCTCCGGCGTGTCGGCCAGAAGGTCCCGTCCCCTGACGGTGAATGAAAGGCCCTGTCCCCCCGTGTCCCTGCCGGAGCGAGAACCACCCTGAAGACGCACAGGCTGAAGGCAGTCGGGGGGAAGGGCAAAGGCGTATGCGTACCCGACGGGGATTGTGTTCCTCCGCAGGAGACGCGACGTGCGCGTCGCGAAGCTCCACGGGTACGCCTGGAGCACGGCGCGCCGACAGGTGTCGTAGACCAGCGACGCGGCGGCGGCGACGGAACTTTCCTCGTCAAGCGAGGAGACCGGCGCCTGGCCGATGCGCGCCAGGGCGAGGTTCACGATTTCGGTGCGCGTGGCCATGGTCTACCGCTGCTCCTTCGTGAGGAAGGCCACGACGGACGGGACCGTTCCGCTGCTGATGGCAGCATCGGCGGGGGCCGTGACAGTCGCCACGACGCGCAAGTACTGCTTTGCGCCGTTGGGGACGGCGCAGGCAAACAGCGCGTCGCCAGCCTTCAGGCCGCTGGAGACGGAGACGACGGGTGACAGTACCATGTCTGAATAGGACTTGGACGCACCGCTTGAGACGGGTGCCGCCGCAGTCTGCAGCTTGACCTGGAGATTGCCCGTCATGGAGCCACCGTTCTTTACAATCGTATAGAACGTGAGGCGGTTTGCGCCGACGGCGTCGGCGGCCTTTCCAAGGTCAATCTCCTTGGAGAAGGCAAGATCCGCGGAACCACCGCTGTCAACGCTGCCGCCGCTGGACGTGACGGCCTCGCCGTCGATGGATGTGAAAAGCAAATCCTTGTCGAGAATCATAGTCGTACCTCCTTGTCAGCTCAGAATAAGTTTGCTTTCGTTAAGACGAAGCGCCTCCTCGCAGCGGATGGGGACGCCCAGCAGCGTGGTGACCTCCTCGCCCTCGACGGTCTTCAGACCGATCTGGTACTTTGCGCGGTCGAGGGCCTCCATGTGCAGCGCGAAGGAGACGTCCTTGCAGGCATAGAACGCCTTGCGCATACGGCGTGCGGAGCGCGGCAGGCGGTACAGTGCCTCGATCATGCACTTGACGAGCGTGGTGGTCGTGCCTGCCTTGATCTTCGCCGCATCAACGTTGCAGATGCGGACGCAGGTTCGCCAGTCGCGCAGAGCGAAGCCAAGCTTCCATGCGTAGTGCGTACGCAGGACCTGGTACATCTTCCCTTCGTCGTCCGTCGCCGTCTCCACGCCGAGGTACTCCTTCTTGAAGCCCGCCGTGGTACCCTGCGGATAAATGCCGTGGGCCGCGAGCTTGTCCCAGCAGACCAGCCAGATGGACGTGTTGGCGTTATCCGACGTGCCGCCCGCGCTGATGATGTTGTCGCGGGTCTTCGCGTCGGCGGAGCCGTCGTTGTAGTAGTTGATCAGGCCGACGGGCTGGCGGGGGTCACTCGGATCGCCATAGAAGAGGGCGTCCGCCGCTTCCTGGCCGAAGCCCATGTAATAGGCCTCGTTCTCAGTCTCCAGGAAATCGTCCGCCGCTTCCTGGCCGCCGTTCTTGGCAGCAAGGGCGACAAGGTCCTTATCGACCTCTGCGTAGCTCTCAAGCATACCGCAACCGACTTCGACCTGCGTCGTGGTGGACTTTCCCTTCGGGACACCCGCGTTGAGCATACGCCATGCGGGCTTCGGAAGACCTGTCCGTACCGTTGTGATGTGCTTCATGCCGCTGTTACAGGGGATCCACGGGATGTCCTCCAGAATGGAGTTTTCCGTCGAAAGGGCCTCGACGATCCGACGGGCATCTTCGTCCCCGCTGCGAGTTGCGACGTTCAAAAGATTTGGATAATCTGCTGGCATGTTTTTTCCCTCCTTTGGTTAAAGTGTTGCCAGATCGACATGTATCCTTCCGTCACGGGCAGGGGCGGATACAGTCCCCCTTCCGATTTTATCTTCCGAGACGAGCTTCCCAACCTTCACCATCATGGACCACATGGCCGGATGGTTGCGCAGGAGCCCGTCTTGGAAAAGCGCAATCTCCTCGGGAGACTGCACCAGGGTGCGCATTCCCTGAAGGGCGAACGCCCTTTCGGCCTCGTATTCGGGGCGGCTCCTGACCTGGGAGCGCCATTCGGCCTCCTGTCTGGCCAGTGCGTCCGCGTAGGCGGCGCGCTGCCGTTCCACGTACTTGCAGTGCAGGTCGATCAGCGCCTGGGCGCTTTTCTGGGACAGGTTGAGTCCCTTGAAGGCCTCCTGCACCATGCGCCCGTCCTCGTCCTCGATGACGTAGCCTTCGGGGAGATTGAACGCCTCGTATGCTTCGGGCGCGCCTTCGGGGGTCGTGTCCTTCCTGTCATTGAGTGCGTTCGGATCCAGAAGGTCCCCGTCGCCGCCTGCGGATTGGCTTTTCGCCTGTGGATTGTCGGGCGGATTCGCCCCCGCCGGCTGGGTGTTCGCGGGCGAATTGTCGGGCGGATTCGGATCCGCCGGCGGGATGTTCGCGGGCGGGTTGCCCGCCTGCATCGGTTCCGCAGGCTGTGTAACTGCCTGAGTGGTGTCGTTCAGATTTTCTGCCATAGTGGTTCCTCCGTGTTGTCTTCTTTGTTCCGCCAGGATTCGTCCTGGCGCTTTACGCTTTCATAGTCCCGCTCCGCCTGGTGCACCTTGTCGAGGCTGACGGCCTTCAGGTCGGCCAGAAGCCGCAACGCGGCGTCCCTCGCGGAGATTGACGCGCCGGGGATGAAGGCCCCGAGGTCCTCGGCGAGGAGACACCAGAGGAACACGCGGAGCGTCCTGTCGGACAGGATCCTCTCCACCGCGGTGCGGCAGGTCCTGTTCAGCGGCGCGAGCTCCGATTTCCGTACGCGCGTCATAACGAGCCTCCCCCCAGGAACTGGGACATGGCGTCCTGGACGCGCGTTACATCGACGTCGGAGAGGGCCTTGGCGCTGTTGGCCAGGGGCTCCGCGCTCTGCGCCGCGGCGGCGGCCTGCTGCCGGGCGGCTTCCGCCTGGACGGCCTCCTCGTATTCGCGGTCGCTCCTGAAGACGTCCTCGCGGACGCCGATCATCTCGTTGTACGACTTGTAGAGCTTGTACCAGTTGACCAGATGGCGCGTTTCGGGGGCCACCTGGACTATGCCGCCGAGGAACTGGACCGACTGCTCGAGGCGCGATACGCCGACGGCCTTCTGCGCCTGGGACAATATGCTCACGTATTCTATTCGCGCGCCGGCCTCCGATTCCAGCAGGGCGGCGGGCGGCTCGGGGATCATGCCGTTCCTCATCGCCAGCGCGAAGACGCGGGTGATGAGCGGATCCAGCAGCTCGTAGTGGATGCGCTCCAGGACGGGGCCCAGCATCAGCATCTTCTCCTGATTGCGGACCTGGACTTCTGTGGCCGTCATCTGCGGCGTGTCCTGCATGAGCAGGGCGAGGAAGAGGCTGTTGTAGAGGCCGTCCTTGATGTTCTGCCGGATGCTCTGGATCTCGGCGCCGACCTGCTGGATGTCCATGCCGACCGTGTACAGCGGCGCGATGGCCTGGTCGCCGAGGCTGGAGACCACGTTGGTGGCGCCGGGGCGCATGTTGAGGCCGCGCCGCTCCATCTCCGGCGGTATGCGCATGGGCGGCGACACGATCTTGGCAAGCCCCTTGAGCTTGTCCGACTGCATCGTTTGGAGCATTTTCACATCGCCCATGATGTCGCGCGTCGGCGCCCACCCGTAGACGTCGTTGTCGACGACCTCCCAGCGCGGGCACATGTAGGGGAACTCGCCGTAGCCGGACACGCGGAGAAGCCTGTCGGCGCAGCCGCCGCCCGACTTCTGGCCGAGGAAGTGCACGCTAGCCACGGGATGGCGGTCCGTCGCCTGCAGGCCGTAGCGCCACGGGGCCTCGGTCACGAGGTTGACGACCTCGTACCGGCGCGTCGCCGCGCGGCCCGGCCCCGCCTCTTCGGCGATGTCCTGCCCGCAGGCCTCGGCGCCGAACTTCTCGAGAAGCTGCGAGGCCGTCATCCACTCGATGCTGAAGACGGTGTCGACCTCCTGGTAGGGGTTCGTGTCGAGGCAGTACGTGCCGCAGGTGTGGCAGCGGCAGGATATGAGATTGTCGGGATGGAACTCCACGCTCATGACGCCCTGTCCGAACGCGGCCATCTCGTAGTACGTGCTTCGCAGCGCCGCGTAGACGTTGCTGCGGACGAAGATGCCCTCGAGGATCTCCTGGACCTGGTTGTACCAGACGCGGACGTCGTGGTCGCCCGAGACGGCGGGGTCCGGGTGCTGCAGGAGGAACCACTGGCGGGCCTTGCTCGTGAGGCCGCTCTGGATCCCGCTGGCCAGCACGTCGAGTGCGCGCCCCGCCTCGCAGTCGATGCGCTTCGCGTCTCGCCGCCTGCCGCTGTTGACCTCGTCGTCGGACGACGTGTCCAGCAGCCGACCCCGACCGGGGGACATGTAGTCCTTCACGTCTCGCCAGTAGGAGTCCCATCCGCGCCGGTCCTCGCGCAGGCGCTCGTAGCGCCGCCGTATGCTCGTCACCAGTTCCCTGTCGTCCATCGCCTATTCACCTCCAAGCGTGCGGCGCTTCGGTGCGCCGCCCTCCGAAAGGAAGAGCCCCGGCGACGCGTAGCCGCCGCGGGCGAAAAGAATGTTCGCCTGGTCCGCGAGGGCGCGCACGGAAGCGGGGCGCGCGGACGCGGACTTCCGCGTCTCGGCCTGGCCGCTCTGCTCCGCCTTCGTCTTCCTCACGATTCTCGCGAGGGCCTCCGTGTCGCCGCCGGGCGACACGGCCCGCGCGGACTTCGCCGCCTCGGACTCGAACCGCGCGGCCGACCCCGGGGAAAGGCCCAGCACGGCGTCCACGTCGTAGCCCAGGGCGCGCGCGCTCCGTATCAGGGACAGATTGTCCCGCCGTTCGCGCAGCGCAACCGTCTCGCGCGGGACGCCGCCATGGCCCGATCCGCCATGGCCCGATCCGCCAGCTCCGCCCGGCATGTCAATCACCCCCCGTCGTGCGGCGCTTGCCGCCCTGCAGCGCGCCCCTTGTCAAATCCGTCGCCAGCGTCCCGAACCGCGCCGCCGCCAGGCGCTGCGCGTCCGCGCGTACGGCCGCCGCGTCCGCCGCCGGGCGCTTCAGCGTCTCCGGCGTCTCCGGCGCGGCCTGGGCCTTCGGCTTCCTGCTGCTTGTGCACATGTCTAGTCCTCCATTGGCTCGTACCCGTCCTCCGCGTACGTGCGGGCCGCCCGTCCGCCGCAGAACGGCGAAGCGGGGGCGACGGGGTATGCGAAGGTCAGCGCCAGCGCGTCCGCGCTGTCCGGGCTCCTGCCCAGGCGGTCCTTCACCTTTTCCTTGTCCTCAAGCTTCAGGCGCCCCCTGGCGAGCTCGTAGCGGACGTTCGTGAGGTCCTTGCAGAGGAGCTCGTCGCCCGCGGGGAGAGACGCCGACCTGATCCACTTGGCCATCGTGTCCCACATCTCGGAGCGCTTGTTCACGTAGTGCAGCGGGTCTGACGCCCTGCTGCTGAAGTTTATCTCGTACACGGCGGTCTGGGCGCCAAGCATCCGCCGGACGTTCTCCACGACGCCAAGCCCGTAGCCGCCCGTGCAGTCCACGAAGACCGCGTCCAATGGGCACGAGCGGTGCTCCAGGGCGACCTGCGAGGCGAGGTAGACCGAGTCCGCCTCGCGGAACTCCCGCACGGGGTACACGACGCGGCCCTTCCGCCGGACCATCACGGTGCTGTCGCTGCCGTGCCCGGACGTGTCGAGGCCCATGACGTGCGCCTCGCCGCCCGTCTCGGACAGCGGGACGCCGCGCCCCATCGCGAGGCGGACGTCGGAAAGCGGGACGAGAAGGTTCCCGTCGCTGGCAAGCCAGTCAAGCTCCATCTCCTGGCGCCACGACACGGAGTCGAAGCCGCCCATGCCGCTGGCCAGCGTCTCAAGCTTGCCGCCGGAGAGCCACGGGAGCGACCCCGGGCGCTTCAGCTCCGTCTCCGAAACGGGGAAGTACAGGCTCGCCCAGTGCGGGTCGCGCATCGAGGAGCCCTCCTTGCCCCTGCAGTAGAAGTCGTACAGCTGGTCCATGCCCTTCACCGTGCCCGTGATTACGGCCCAGCCGTCGCGGTCCGCAAGGCGCGGGACGAGGATGTCGCCCCACACGTCGGGACGCATCGAGGCCGCCTCGTCCACGATCATGCCGTCGTCGTAGCCGCCGCGGAGGTTGTCCGGCTCCTCGAGGCCCGCGAACTGCAGGACCGCCGGGGCGTTCACCGCGCAGTTGAAGACGACCCGCGCGTCCGTCCGGGACACGTCGATCCCCCGCGCGCCGTTCGCGCGCATCCGCGAGACCATCTTCATCAGCGGGCCCCACGCGATCTCCTTCGCCTGCTTCAGAGTCGGGGCAATGTACTTGAAGTTCGGAGCCTCGCGCGGACACGTCAGGCAGCCCGATATGAGCTCCGCAAGGCACGCCTCCGTCTTCCCGAAGCGCCGGTGCGCCAGGAACACGGTGTACGCATGGGACTTCCGCACACGGTGGAACTCCCGCTGGTACTCCGTCGGCGAATAGCCTATCAGCCCGCCCGTCGTGGTCTCAACAGTCCTGGCCATCAAGACCCCCCTTCAGGACAACCTGCACGCCAACGTTCACACCGTCGGACTGCACGCCCTGGTAGTAGCCCAGAAGCTTCGAAAGCTCCTTCCGCGCCTCGCCCTGGACGTTCTCGGGAACGCCGGGGTCGCGGCTCACCATCGTCCACGTCAGCACCATCTCGTCCTTCGTCATCACTGGACTCGGCATGTTCGGAAGAAGACGCGACGCGCCTTCCAGCAGACGGAAGACCAGAGGGCTCGACAGGTAGCGAAGGCACTGGCGAGGCGTCAGGTCGCCGTCCTCGGACATCAGCACGACGTCCCCGTGGGTCTCAACCCACAGCCGGACAAAGCCGCGCTGGCCCGGAGACAGCCCTAGAGCCTCGCCCGCGGACGTCAACGCCCGTTCGCGCGCACGCATCGGAAGACCCGACGCCGCGCGGGAAACCAGCTCTATGTACGAACGCTCCCCGTCCGTCAGATGGACGGAAAGGACGTCGCCCATGTCTCGCCTGGCCAATGACTGCTCCATGCCTTGTCGCTCCGCGCTTGATATATCGTGTTTTGGCGATAAGATACTAGCCTGTTTTAACTATGCAAGTGCTTGAATATAAAAAAGTTACGCGATACAAATGCAACTGTTTGAAACAGCCTGAAACAAAAAACTTGTTTCAAATAGTGCCAACAGTGCCAAACGTCCAAGGCGCCGAAATGAAAAAAATCAAAAAAAAATCTCTGCCGGCAAAACCGCTTCAGGGAAATTCGGCAAAAAGGCCGGGTCGTCCGCGCGAGGACTACCACCCACCGGCGGCCAGCGGAGTTTTGGGGGGTGGGGGGCCTCAAAGCAAAAACGGCGACCCTATCCCCCCTGCGACGGATCGGCGGCGGGACTTCGCAGGACAGGAAGAACACCCCGCCTGGACGAGTGCGGATACCATCAAAAGTTGCCCGCGGGTGTCCCTTTTTCGGGACGTCGGCGGTGGGACTTCACAGGGCCACGATTCCCACCGAGGCGAGTTTTCAGCGGGATTTTATGTTCCAGACCTCTACCGCGAAAGAGTGGAGATTTTTACGGGGGCCATTTGCATATTGGCTAATAAATTTTAGTGCAAATTGGGCGCGGCGAACGCGGAAAAAGCGCGGAAAGCCTTGCTCCAAGAGGCTGTCAATAACGTTGTATCACCTTTAATTGGAGTACCTTATGAGTTATCAAGTGGAGATTTGGCGTGATGGCTGGCGCCGTCGTGACCAGCGGTATCTGGCGTTTATTTCGGAGGTTGCCCGCCCCGGGCTGTGCGTGAATGGTATGAAGCCGAGGGTGACGGGCCGCGCGAAGCTGGTGGAGACGGTCCCATGCGAAAGCAAGGACGATGCGGAGTGGACTCTGGAGGCGGTAAGGCGGAGTCTTTCGGTTGACGCACTGGCCGTCGAGGAACGCCTTGGCCGGTTCTATGCGGCGGTGTCGCGGTGCAGGGCGTACGGCGTTGGGATGAAGCCGATACTGAAGGTGTCGCACACGATGGACAAGTCCAGCGCGCAGTGCGTGTTGGCCGCGGAGGATTTGGCGTACCGTCTTGAGTCGTGGGCGAGGGATATGCAGATCCTGTCTCCGACGGGTCGCCGGTTGATCCGGATGGACCGGAGGGCGAGGAGGTACAGGGAGCTGTCCGGGGATGGCGGCAAAGGTGGCGTGTAGTGGAGATAATGGGGGGAGTAGTACTCTTTAGAGTACTCCCCATCTCCACAGCCACCAATTTGAGCGTGCAGCTCCACTGGAAAACAGACGGAAATCTACTTGTTTTTGAATGTAAACCATTGATACCAAATAAATTGGAGATAGTTGCGGAGATAGAATTTCCTATCTCCGCAAAAACGTATATTATACAATATAAATATAGCCTAAATTATATTTGCGCGTTTCTTTCAATGCTAATGCGTAATGCTTTGGTATCAAGCAACATTGCTAAAGATTTTTAATTCTGCACGAATCCGTTGGAAGCCCGATTTTTGCATCTCCGCAGCCTATCTCCGCAATTCCGGAAAAAATCTCCGCAAAGCGTTATTTTATCTCCACAGCCCCTTTTTCGAGGTGGTCATTTTTGGGGCTGGTTTTTGACGGAGGCGACGATTCTGACGGCGGCGAGTCGGCAGGGGTCGCAGAGTCCCGGGGCGGAGAGGAGCTTTTCCATGATGGCGTCGGCGAGAGGGGCTTCCGTCGTCAAGGCGACGGGTGCCGCTGTTGCGTTTCCGTGGACGCTGGCGGCGGATCCCGATCCGGAGGCTATGGCCACGACCCTGGTTTCCGCGACGCGCGCGAACTCCTGCGGGAAGAGCCGGACGAGCGTCTCCAGCTTGACCTTGCCTAAATTCTCGGCGGGCCCGTTCAGCAGTCTGTTGATGTGCGGTTGCGAAATGTCCGCGGCGCCTGCCATCTCCTGGTTGGTAGCACCCCTGGCGCGCTTCTTCCGCAGCAGGTCCTGCAGGGCGGCGTAGTCCACGATTCCTTCCCGTGCGGCGGCCCCTGGCGCTTCGTCGGGGACCCGATTCGGCGACAGCTTCCTGGCTGCGGTCGCGATGCGGAGGGCCGCTATGCGGCAGGAGTCGCAGAGTCCCGGGGCGGAGAGGAGCTTTTCCAGGATGGCGTCCGCGAGCGGGGCTTCCGTCGCCAGCGTGACGGGGGCCGCGGTGGCGTTCCCGTGGACGCTGGCCGCGGATCCGGAGCCCGATGCGACGGCCAAGGCTTTGGCGTCGGTAAGGCGCGCAAATTCAAGCGGGAAGAGCCGGACGAGCG